TAACTTCTCACTAAGCATATGCCACTTGCCATATCTTAAGGCCTGACCTTCACTAGTACAACCATACGCTAATACTTGTTTACTAACAATTCTGCCTTGGTCTACAATATTAGTAGTATCATCAACTATGGATACTTCCTGTCTATACATTAGGTCAGGGTTATTCCAGGTAACTCGTACCTGATTAGTTCTAAGTTTTTTAGACGTTCCTTCATAAGTAAACGACCCATTAATAACATTTCCTTTTGTAAAAGTATATATAGGGTCTTTCTCCCTATCGGTAGCGGCAGTTATCTTGCCGTCATGCCAAAATAATATACCTCTAAATATAGAGGCAAAGTCTTTCATAACTTTAAATGCACTCTGAGAGTTACTCAAATACACATTAGCAGAAAATCTAGGCTCTGTTCCACCCTTACCGTCTGAAACTAATTCATCACAATATCTAGCAATTTGGTATAGTTCATACTTGTTAATTTGTGAGGGGTCAATATATTGCCCCAACCCATATCTCTTATTAGTCATCAAATCATAAAAAATCCACGCAGGGTTATCTGTCCAAACTTTATTATAATTAACACTAGATCTGTTATAAGTGGAGACATCCCCTCTCATATTACCGTCCCAGTTCTGGTAGGTAGCTTCATTAGTGCCATCGCTGATATCTCTAGTGTACGATGCATTTGCAGTATCATTTAGTTCATATCTTGCGTTATAATTAGTAGGAACTTGACATTTTATCCCCTTTATCTCATATTGTCTTGCTGGTAAGCTACTTGAAGAAAAATCACTAGCGTTTAGAGCTACTGCGGCATACGCACTATTAGGATAGCTAAGCCAGTCATGTACCTGTGCTTCTGCAGCAAAAAGTATACTCGCATTAGTAAACTGCCAATCACCCCCTTGGGATAACGGATTATCTGCAGTTACTTTACGCAGCCTCACTCTCCAGTTACTAAAAGGCTTGTACTTATCTATAGGCAAAAGGAATTCTTCAAACATAGCGGATTTGCTATAGGTAACTATATACCCAGTATTTGGAGTTTTGAACTTCGCAGTATTAAAATTAACGGGCCCCCACGCATGATGAGCCTTCTCCATGCCTGTATTAGCTAAAAGTACCGCATCGCTAGTCCCTCGAGTATTGATATCATTATCAGTTGGTCCTACCAGCTGTACCGAATTATAGTTAGATCCGTCTCTAGTATATTCGAAAAATATTTGGAACTCTGCGTGAGCAGCTGCCTTTTCTCCCGCACTTTCTGTTTTTATTTTTTGAGCATTTAATCCTTGAGGAAATTTAAGTACTACTTTAACAGTATCAGTATCTCCAGGAGCAGCCAAGCCGAAAGCTTTAGACCCAGCGCCTGTAGCCGTTAAAACTGTATCGTTAGCTTGCCCTTCTGAAGGGTCATAATCACTCGTAAGTTCTGTATCATTATAGTTAGAAGGAATATTACTTAAAGAAGACCACCTATTATTTTGTTTTATTTCTTCATTGGGGGATATTGCGAAAGACGCACTAGGCGTTTGTGTTTCTCCATATCTTGGTGAGGGGCGCTGATGTCTCCCTCCTGTCCTAAAATTGACATGGACATTTTTATAGTTTAAATAATCATTAAACGTCTCTGATTCGATAAAAGGAGTAGACATTTGACCTGCTCCTCCTGATACTGCTAAAGCGGGGGCGGTTTCAACAGTTATGCTAGTACTGCCTCCATAAGCAGTAACTTTACCTACATAATCACAAAAAATAGTTTTATGTGTTCCACCTGTAGATACCGCTGGTGTAACTTCGGCTTCTGTAGCTGAAACTACTCTTGTTACCTCTCCTACATACTCTGTACCATTAGGACCTAGTCCTGCAATTCTAATTCTTGGTACTAGTCCATTTTTTTCATTTGTACTTGCCACCATAGAGCTAGTAAAGAAACTAGCTGTAGTTGTAATTGTTTCTGTATTTACCACTCCTGTAGCTCCAGTACTGGAACCATTACCTGCGAGTGTGGCTAACCCTTTTTGAATTCTAATGTATCTTTGTCCATCGGTTGTGGCATGGTGTACATTACCCATATCATTAGGTACAGTTATAGTGGTACTACCAGCACTGCAAGTTATGCCTGTCGCGGTCCTTTTAGGTTTATAAATAGTCCAGTTATCTTCATCAATAAGTCGAGTACCATTAATGAAAATACTTGCCATTCCATTATCTAATCCGTATATTTCACCTTCTGATAATAGGTCATAAATCATTGCAGATTGATACCTAGACGCAGAAGTCCTGTCCTGCTCAGATTTTACTATTTGATCTTGTACTATTTCGTTATCTGTTTTTGCCATTTTTATTTCTCATCTTTTCCTGAATAGTCATCATCTGATTCATTTTCGCCACCCTCTGAATTACCTCTGCCATTTTGTACTCCTGAATCTGCTGTAATATATGCTTTTCCATCCCATGCTTTTGGATTATCACTTGAAAAAACAAAACCATTTGTAGGTTCTAATTTCCAGGCTCCAATCCCGAAATTAATAGGAGTTCCTCCTACTAATACCTTTCCATAAGCTATTGGGACGGGAAGACCGTGTTTTATTGTATTAGCGGGCCCTCCAAACATAGCTCCTTCCTCATCCTTATCTTTACCAGGCTCTTTCAGCATCAGTTCTGTTATACCTGCCAGCATCAAATTTATTCCTATCATTGCTGCAAAACTACCTGCTGTAGTTAATCCCGTGCCTGCCTCTGTTGCAGTACCCCAATCCCCTGTAGAAACAGCATAAATTAGTAGTGCGATAGCTACAATAATTTTTTCCACAGCATTTTTTGATCCTTTTGGCATAGGAGTTACAACTATATCCCCTTCACCTAAATTATGAAGAGCTAGTTCAGAAGCTTCTAAGGCTTCTCCTGCTAGCTTTACTGAAAACTCTCCTTGTGCGTCATCTCTACTAAAATATTCCATGAATTCTGAAGGTTTATTTGCTTTAACAATAGCAAAAGCCTCTCCCACCGTAGGCGCATTGACAGACCACTCTTCTCCAAGAGCTTCTCCTGCCGATCCTTGTAGTATTAATTTTCTATTCATTTGGTTTTAATATTGTTAAATTTTTATCTGGCAAACTAAAAATGTAAAAGTCTAAATCTAAAAAATTGCAGTTTTGCCGATCTGCATCACTTGGTTCTGATGATGAATCTGGGTGACTGTGAACGATTGCTAAAGGTTTCGATTTTAAATTTATACGCATATATTCTATAGGGTCAAAAATAAAATCATCATCACTTTTTGCAATATTTGTTACAGCATACCACTTATGTTCATTATCTTCTAAAACTATTACGCCACAACCTTCTCTCGGGTATTCCCTGTCTAAGTGTTCGTAAATTTGAGTTCTAAGAGTATCGTTTAGCACCTGGAAAGCCTCCGAAAGGTAGTGTCCATCTATCCACGGGTTCTGCTTTCATATTTGAACTTGCAGTTCCTGCACTTATTGGCTCAGAGTTGTATCTCATAGCACAAGCTTTTATAGTCTTACCACAAGCATCACCTAACTGCCAATAAGTTGTCTCATCTGGTGTATTACCTTTACTAGTCTTTTTTAGTTTCCATAATTTGGCTTGACTATTTGCGGTGTACTCTACATATGGATTTAATTTATCATCAGTATAAGCATAATAAGTTGTAGACGCACTATATGTTGCATATACTCGTATTCGATCAAAGTAAGTGCTAGAATCACTTGGAGTTCCTGCGACGGTCTTTGTTACCGCTTTTCTACATTGCCAATACTCTGTTACAGTCTGTGAGCCTGTTTGGGTTCCATCTACATTGTATCTAATAGCATCTGTTTTTGAAGTTGAATAGTATGCATTTAAAGTTAGCGTTGTTCCCCCTGATACTCCAGAATAATCTGTAAATGTTGAACTAGACAATACTACTCTTTCATCGTCTATGTTTACCCAATTTTTGTAAGTTGTACCATCTATATATAATCTTCCTTGTGTATCTATCGTGCAGGCTCCTGTACGGGCTCCTGCGGATTTATCCCAGCTTGCTCCTTGATACCGCCAGCTACAAGCATTAGACATTGCGTGTCTTGCAGGAACCTTTACCCCAACTAAGTCGTGTGCGGGTGCTAGTTCAAAAGTTACCATAGTTGCATTTTCATTTTTTATTCTATCAATATAATGTACTTCACTGGGGAATTCTATTGGAGGACTTTGATCAGAGGACTCTCCATATAAGTATTTTTGTAGTGTGGTTCTTCTTATAACTTTATTACCCAATAAATCATCATTTGATAATGACCCGAGTGCGTCTCCAAAAGTAGTTAAAACATTTGCTAAAGTCATAGTTGGACGAGCTAGTGCCCCTGTACTCGCTTTTTTGAATCCTGTCATTTGAATGGGGAGTGCTGCGTATGTACGAATAGTAGTAGGAGTTGTTTTATCTCTAAATTGAACAGTAGATAAGTCACTTTCAAGACCTGTATGAAAGTAAATAGAAGAAGAAGAACTTAACTGAATCTCATATAGCTGAACTACAGCAGATCCAGGATCCTGCTTCTGAACGTCCTGTACCATTGTATTTACAGTCATGCTTCGTAAACTCTCCTAAATGTTGCGTTTGCAGAGTAATAATCTCCATAAGCATATGTCTTATTCCAATTATCACATACTACTTTAATTGCTACTTCATTGCCCGATTCATTAGTATCTGGTACTGTGAATGTAAAAGCTGTAACACCCCCTTTATTTTCAAGAAAAGCTATTATATCATCTATCTCTTCTTTAGTCCGATTACTAAAAGATACACCGTACTCTTCTTCATTATTGTTTATTCCGTTCGCAAGACGCTGCTCGTACCCATCACCAAATTTAGCAATGTGCCTTCTGGGCTTGCTTGATCTTGTCATACCCTTATCGGGCCTTCTGACTGTGCTTGTTAAATCTGTAAATCCTACTGCCATTTTAACCTCCTCCTAAAGGATTTAATAATCCCCCAGGTAATTGCTCGTTAACTATTGTTTCTGTTACTGCTACTTGTATCGCATTTCCTAGAGCTCTACCTTGTTCTTCTGTTGATTCTGTGCTACTTCCACCTTCCATATTAACATTAACTGTTGTATTGTTTGTTGATCCTGACCCACCTTTCAGCTTAACAGGAATTGATCTGTCGTTTCCTAAAGGTACTACGGCTTCTGTGCCGTGTAGTGTTGCAGTATACCCTGAATTTGAACCAGTAGCAATTCCTCCAGTTTCAAAAGAACGGTATCCTGGGGGACTTATTATTCCGCCATGCCTGGCCTCTGGTTTAAGTCCCATCATATTACCTATAGGCGTTCCCATAAGCATATTAAGTATCATCTGTTTGGCTATCATTTGTGCCATCGATTTTAAGATACCTACTGCCATTTGTTTAAAGGCGTCTTTTGCCTTCATTGTTCCGGTTATGAGTCCTTCTAGTCCTTTTTGCATACCATTCACAAATGCATCCGCTGCAGCCATTTTAAGTTCACCCATTTGGTCGTTCATTAGAACTGTTTGCTCTGTTGATTTTCGTTGTAGTTCAACTACATTTGTGTACCCTTGCGCAAGATTTTCTAGATTTGTTAAGTCCTCTCCTGTTGCACTTTTCTGCAGTATTTTGTTTTGCTGCATCTTGTCGTTATAAGTAGCTTCAGCTCTAGCAAGTTTTGCTTTTGATTCTAGTACTGCTTGGTCTTTCGCTGCTTGTTCTCTCATAAGTGATGGAGAAGAGGCGTACCCTGCTTGGGTAACTTTACCTGCCCCCGCAGCTAGCTCTGCTGATACAGCAGCAGCTACTAATCCTTTTTGTTTATCTAGGGCTGCATTTAACCTTTCTTGGGCTTCAGCTAGAGTAATTGTTTCGTCTGCTGCTATTCCCATCATGTCTTTGAATTTTTGTAAATTTTCTTGGGTAGTTTGATCCCCAATCATTGTATCTAAAGATCCTTGCATTGCTATCATTTCTTTAGTATTATCAGAGTACTGCGTTTGTTTGTTCATTAGCTCTGCTAACCTTTTTGATCTTCCTTCTGCCGCTGACTCCATGTCTTTAATTGCCTGAGTATGATTACCATATTCATTTGTAAGCTCCACTATGTCCTCTCTAGCTTTATTCATATACCTAGTCTGCACCTCAGTAGACCTGCTACCAACTGCCATTTCAATAGAATCAGCAACATCTAAGTATCTACTGTCAAGCTTTCCAAGTTCTCTATAGTGCGCAATCATTGCATCTTGTGATTCTCCTAGTTGCCCAGTATATGCTCCTGACATATCTCGTTGCATTGCTATCAAGTTTGATAGTTTGCCTAGTCCACTATTTCCTGCTAAAAGGTTGGCTTTTGCTGTTGTATTATCAAACTCGTCCCCTAATCCTTTCCATCCGGCTTGTATACTTTGTATTTCTGCAGTATTTTCCGTTAAACTTGTAGTTAAGTCCCCTGCTTTACGGCCCGCTGTTGCTCTGGCTCTTTTCTTCTCATATTTAGGTTTCATAGCTTGGCCCTGTGCTATCTTTGAGTCCCCCCAACCACTTATCATATCTCCTACACCACCTTCGAAGCCTAACCACTTTCCGAATTTTGAAATAAGACCTCCAATCGATTTAGCCATTTCTCCTATCTTAATCATTATCTTATCCAGTTGGTTCATCATGTCCTTTATAGTCCCCATGAACATAACTATCATACCGATTATTCCAATTATTCCAAGAGCTTTAGTCATCGCTGCTCCAGCTATTCTAGCTCCACCTACCATACCACTGTACATAGTTTTCATACCAAAAGAAACTGCCTTTGTAGTAGCTATCATTCCAGCTCCCATACCTTTGAAAGACATTCCTAAGGCTTTAAATGTTATAGCACCTTTACCTTGCATTACAGTCATAGAAGTACTAAAGTCTCTTACGATTTTTATATCTACGCCCTTAAATATACCTGAAACAATTTTTCCATGCTTTCTATATTGGGCTTCTGCATTTTTCATAGCTCTAGTTAAGCCTGCTCTTTGTGGCCCTGTTATTGTTCCGCTTGTTCTTAAGCTTTTTAATCCTGCAGATTTAACTCCTTTTAAGTCCCCTTTAGCTAGCATTTGGGCGTCTGCCGCTCCCATTGCAGGTGTTTGATTTAAAGTGTTGTACGCCCCTTTAAAATGTGCCCCTGCTGTACCAAAACTTCGTCCAACTTCTGATTTCGCTAATTTTGCGGCTCCTAATGCTTCTAATGCTTCATTTTTTAGCTGAGTAAAACTTGGAACAACTTGTTTAAGTATAGAAGCGGCAAATACTCCTAGTGCAGCTATTGCTGCATTAGTATTATTTACAAGTGTCCCTGCAAAGAACTCTGCAATTGGGGCTATTCCTTTTAATGCCGCATCTGATAAATCCGTAAGCTTAGCACCTAATTGTCCAAATTGATTAACAGGTATATCATCTCCTACGGCTGCGTACTTTTTAGCTGTTTGAGTTAATACTTCATTAAATACTGCTTGTTGCCTTTCATAGGCTGTAAGGTCTTTTGCACTTTTACCGATTGCTGCTCCATATGTTGTTGTAGCTTTTTCTAATCTTAGAATAATACCCAATTCGTCTAAGAGCTCTGGCTCGGCTTTTGTTATACCTTTTAATAATCTTTGATAAGAGTCTGCAAAATCTCTACCAAGTGCGATAGAGGCTTGTTTTGCAGCTTTACCAATTTGAGTAACTTGATCTGCTGAAAAACCTGCTGCAATAGCTATCGAAGTGGATTCTGCAGCTTCTTTAAAGTCTAGTTGGTACCCTGTGGCAGCTTGTAAGTCTCTTGCAACAGATTTTAAAGCAACCCCTGTTTGGTTAGCGTAAGCTGTCATACCTTCGGCTTGTACACGAAGATCGGAAGCTCTTTTAAGGGCTCTAAAAGCAGCATCTATAGCAAATAGCGATGCTGCCAAAGTTGCGTAGGCAGGAACAAGTCCTCCAGATATCCCTTGAGACATCTTAGAGAAGTTTTTAGAAGAATTAGACGATGCTTGTGCGGCTCCCTTGAGCCTTCTATCCATAGAATGAGCACCTTTAGCTCCTTTCTCTAAATCTTTTGCTGTTTGTTTTGCTTTCCGGCCAGTTTCTTTTAAACTACCCTTATCATCAAACTCCAGTTCCGCCTTAACTTTATTTTTAG